AGTAATAGACATAGACACGCAAACTGCATCCGTAGACTTTAGTCAAATTAATACGACAAGTGCACAAACAATGAGAAGAAACTTAGCTAACACTGAAGCAATGCTTAGTTATGAAGTAGAACCTTCATTTATCACAAATGGTAGATTGGTTCCAATACAGACATTAAACCATGAAGAAGCTTTAGCTTTGTTAGCGACACCGGCTTGGTCAGAGCCAATATCAGAAGAATAATTCAAATTAAAATTAAATTAAATGAAAATTAAAGACGAACAACTAAAAAGAATACAAGATATTCAAAAAGAATTAAGTGAAACATTAAACTCTATAGGTTATTTAGAGTCTCAAAAGCACGCACTACTTCACAAGATAAAATCTATAAACGAAGAAGATCAAAAAATAAAAATAGAACTTGAAAAAGAATACGGGTCAGTTAATATAAATGTAGAAGATGGTTCTTATACTGAAATTGAAGCAGAACTCGAAAAAGTTGAGGACTAATGCAAACTGTTATAAGAAAAATAAGTATAGGTGCAGATTATAAAAACGATGCAATGCATTACTCTGTTGGTCAACAAGTTTATGGTGGTCATACTATAGCTAACATAATATTAAATACTGAAGACAACTCTTATAGTATTTTTATTGAAAAAGACAGTGAAGTTTTACCATGGAAAAACTTTAATAAAAACATGGCTATATCTGTTGAATATGACTTAGAATACTGATGAAAAGCTTATATGACTTCATTATAAAGCCATTAAATGGCAGGTATGAAAATGTTAAAAAAATAGGTGACAATGAGCTTATAGTTAACACTAGTGTCGAAAATCACAACTTTGTAAGTAAGAGAGCAATAGTTATTTCTACACCAAAAGCTTATAATACACCTATAAAAAAAGGTGATGAAGTGATTGTTCACCATAACATATTCAGAAGATACTACGACATGAGAGGTGATGAAAAGAATAGCGGATCTTATTTTAAAGATGATATGTACTTTTGTAACATCACTCAAATATACTTATACAAATCAGAAAACGAATATAAAACAAATCTTAATTATTGTTTTGTTAAACCATTAGTCAACAAAGATGATTTAAGTTTAGATAAAGAAATACCATTAAAAGGTATTGTTAAGTATTCTAACAAACAATTAGAAGATATTGGCATAAGTAAAGGGCACTTGATAACGTTCACGCCAAATTCAGAATTTGAATTTTATTTTGGCGAAGACCGTTTATATTGTATGAAATTTAATGATATTGCACTCAAACATGAATACGAAGGAAACGAAGAAGAGTATAATCCAAGCTGGGCGAGTAGCAGTTGAGGAGTTGATTAAAGTTGCTAAAGAACCTATAGTAGATACTGATGAAGATGTTACTGCTGATAGATTAAAAAACGCAGCAGCAACTAAAAAACTAGCTATATTCGATGCTTTTGAAATTTTAAACAGGATTGAAGAAGAAGAAAGAATATTAGAAGACAAGCCAGTAGAAGATAAAAAACCAGAAAGGTCTTTTTCTATATCACCAGAAACTAGAAAGAAATGAGTTATCAACAAACACTATATAAAATAATAGAAGAAGTTGTTAACCCTAATATACTAAAAAAGAATAATAGAAACAAAAAGTGGGAGTATGGTTACAACCCTGAATATGATTTTATAGTAATAAGTAAAACTGGTCAAATTGGACAGATCATTGAAATACAAAATCTCCGCATTGCTTTACCAGCAATCAATGAACCGTTTAAACGAAGCGAAAGCAAAAGCGAACAATACTGGGAAAAACAACCTTACCCGAAAGAACTTGCTAAAATAAAGAGTACTTTTGAATGGGACGAATATCCAATTGAGTTTAAAGAAAAATGGGTAGATTACATTGAAAAAGAATTTAACTACAGAGAAGAAGGTTACTGGTATTATAATAACGGTGTTCCTAACTATATTACTGGTACTCACTACATGTACTTGCAATGGTCAAAAATCGACGTTGGATCAGCTGATTATAGGGAATCAAATAAGCTATTTTTCTACTTCTGGGAAGCCTGTAAAGCAGACCAAAGAAGTTATGGGATGTGTTATCTTAAAAATAGACGTTCAGGATTTTCCTTTATGGCTTCGTCAGAGCTCACTAACCAAGCAACAATGTCAAGCGATTCTAGATTTGGTATACTATCAAAAACGGGGGCTGATGCCAAGAAAATGTTCACTGATAAAGTCGTACCCATATCAATTAACTATCCGTTCTTTTTCAAACCGATACAAGATGGTATGGATCGCCCTAAAACTGAATTGGCATACAGAGTTCCGGCTTCAAAACTAACTAGAAGAAAATTAGATTCAGGAGAGAAACTAGAGGAAATAGATGGATTAGATACAACTATTGACTGGAAAAACACTGGAGACAATAGCTATGATGGTGAGAAATTAAAATTATTAGCCCATGATGAAAGTGGTAAATGGGAAAAACCTGATAATATTAAAAACAATTGGAAAGTAACTAAAACTTGTCTTAGATTAGGTAGAAGGATTATTGGTAAATGCATGATGGGTTCAACTTCAAACGCATTAGACAAAGGAGGTCAAAACTTTAAAGACATATATTACAATTCAGATGTAACAAACAGAAACAAAAACGGACAAACAAAATCAGGATTGTACTCTTTGTTTATACCTATGGAGTGGAATTATGAGGGATATATAGATATTTATGGCATGCCAGTATTTGATACCCCTGTAAAACCAGTTGAAGGTATTGATGGATTACCAATACATATAGGTGTTATAGAGTATTGGGACAATGAAGCCGAAGGATTGAAGAGTGATCAAGATGGTTTAAATGAATTTTTTAGGCAATTCCCAAGAACTGAGAAACACGCTTTTAGAGATGAAACTCAAGAGAGTTTATTTAACCTAGTTAAAATATATGAACAAATAGATTACAACGAAGAGTTAAATAACACTGTAAACGTAACTACAGGTAACTTTCAATGGGAGAATGGTATTAAAGATAGTAGAGTTATATTTCTACCAAATAATAGTGGTAGGTTTAAAATTTCTTGGATTCCACCTAAAAACCTTCAAAACCGTGTAATACTAAAGAATGGAGTGAAATACCCAGGTAATGATCACGTAGGGGCTTTTGGTTGTGATAGTTACGATATTTCAGGCACTGTCGATAAAAGAGGTTCTAATGGAGCTTTACATGGGTTAACTAAGTACAGTATGGAAGATGCCCCGCCTAATCATTTCTTTTTAGAATATATATCTAGACCACCTACAGCTGAAATATTCTTTGAAGATGTGTTAATGGCATTAGTTTTTTATGGAATGCCTATACTAGCAGAAAATAATAAACCTAGATTACTTTACTATTTGAAAAGAAGAGGTTATAGGGGATTTTCAATGAATAGGCCTGACAGAACATGGAACAAGTTATCAATAACAGAAAGAGAGATTGGCGGTATACCAAACTCAAGTGAAGACATTAAACAAGCCCACGCTGCTGCAATAGAAACTTATATAGAGAACTACGTAGGTTTAAGTGAAGATTCTTACGGTGATATGTACTTTCAAAGAACTTTAGAAGATTGGGCTAAATTCAATATAAACAACAGAACTAAACACGATGCCTCTATAAGTTCTGGACTAGCAGTTATGGGATGCAACAGAAACATGTATAAGCCTATCGCTGAAAGAACCACAAAGTTTGTAAACTTAGGTATTAAAAAATATAACAACGAGGGTAGTATTTCAAAAATAATAAAATAAATGGTTAATACTAATAGTAATAGTTCATTTCCTGATCAGGTAGTACCTGATGAAGAGAAAAAAACCCTTGAGTATGGAACTCAAGTAGGTAGAGCTATAGAAGGAGAATGGTTTTGGTCTGGTAGAAATGGTGATAGATTTTCAACTAATTATAATAATTTCCATAGATTAAGACTATATAGTAGAGGAGAACAATCAATACAAAAATATAAAGATGAGCTTTCTATTAACGGAGATTTATCTTACTTAAACTTAGATTGGAAACCTGTACCTATAATACCAAAATTCGTAGATATACTAGTCAATGGTATGTCACAAAGAAATTATGAGATAAGTGCTTACGCTCAAGATCCTGTTTCTCTAGTTAAAAGAACTCAATATGCTGAAGCTCTACATAGAGACATGATACATAAAGAGCTTATTAAGAAAACAAAGCAACTTACAGGATTAGATATATCTAAAGAAGGTGGTATAGGTTTAGAACTAGATGATGAAGATGATTTATCACTACATTTACAAATGGATTATAAGCAATCCATAGAAGTAGCTGAAGAAGAGTTAATAAACAATGTGTTAGACAATAACAAGTTTGATTTAACTAGAAAAAGATTAACTGAAGATTTAACCGTGTTAGGAATAGCATGTAGCAAGACTAGTTTTAATAGATCTGAAGGTGTAACAGTTGATTACGTTGATCCAGCTAACTTGATATATTCTTATACGGAAGATCCAAACTTTGAAGATATATACTACGTTGGGGAAGTTAAATCTATAAGTTTACCAGAATTAAAAAAGCAGTTTCCACACTTGACATCAGATCAGTTAGAAAGAATACAAAAATATCCTGGAAATTCTAACTACACTAGGAACTGGAATGGTAGAGATAACAATAATGATATTCAAGTTTTATATTTTGAATACAAAACTTATGCTAATCAAGTTTGGAAAATAAAACAAACAGCTAATGGACTAGAAAAGTCTATAGAAAAAACAGATACTTTTAATCCACCAGAAAATGAAAATTTTGATAAGTCTTTTAGAGCTATAGAAGTTTTATATAGTGGAGCTAAGATATTAGGTCATGACGA